TTAGTTCTTCTTCCGTTCCAGCTTCTTTGACACTGGCAAGAGATTCGAGCGCTTCGCCTCATCCGTTGCCACCACGTGCGCGTATCTGGCTGCCGATGCCATATCTGTCCAAGCGCCAGTTCCCACCAACCCACGCACGTCCAATCCCCCGTATTTTCGCATCCACGTAGCCCATGTGTGCCGGAAAACGTGGAACGTCACAAAGTCCACGTCGGGGCCAGCTTTCGTTTTCACTTCTTCCAGCCATGTGTAAAGTCGTCCTGACTTTCTGAACCGGAATAGCTTTCCTTCTCGATCAAGCCCACGCGGATGATTCGCAATAGCCGCAACCACAGTAGGCGGCAGGTGAACCGCTCTGGGCTTCCCATTCTTCGTTGCTGGCAGGTATGCCATTCCTTCGGTCAAATCCAGCCTGGAAATTTCGAGCGTTGTTAGCTCACTGAGCCGCATGCCGGTATAGAGAAGGGTATGCAGGAATATTCCGAACTCAGCATCCTTCTTGTATGCGGCGTCGAGAATCTTGAACGCCTGCTTGTCCGTCATCCAATCAGTCTTCATCTGACCGCGGGAGCCTTTAGGGCGCTTCCATTGCTGGTTAAGACCTGCATGCTTTAAAATGGCCGATATAACCGTGTAGACCTGCCTGTTGCGTGTCGCTGCACTCGCGTTCGGGTAGAGGGCAATTGCCGTCGTATCAATTAACTGCTGATCAATGTCTACCAAACGGTAATGGCCGATCCTTTCAACGATCGGCTCTATAAAGCGCTCATTATGGGTTGCGGCGATGTAATCCGTCACCGCGTCTAGGAAGGTCGGCTCTCCGGGTTTCCTGAAAACTCCCGCTTCGATTTCTTCTTTCCAGAGTTTGAGGAGCTTTGCTGCCGTAGCTTTGTCAGTCGTCTTTGTACTTCTGTCCATTGTGACCCCGAAGTGGGTGCCGCGAACGTAGTAGTACGGCGATTTACCCGCACGGGGAGGGATGAGCTTGAGTGGCATTTCGTTTCTCGTCTTAATCCTTCAACAATCGCGTCCAGGTCCTTCTCAGTGAAGAACTTCTTGTGACCGACTGTGAAATAGAACGCATGGCGCTTGATAATTTCTTGCAGTGTTCGCCGGCCGATCCTGAGACGGTCAGCGGCTTCGTTCATGGAAAAAATCGCTGACATCCTCACTCCCTTTCCCGCTGTGCGGCGCGGCCTTCGAGGTGATCCATGCGCGCAATGAGATTATCGATTTTGGCTTCTAAGCGCTCAGCGGTCGATTGTGTGCCGCCTTTGCAGTGACATTCCGCTTGGTCTCCGTAAATCGTTCGGTTCCAGCAGCCGGGGTGTAGAAAACGACCGCCCGGTACATCAGGATCAGTAATCCATCGGCAGCGGCTCATTCTCCACCGCCTTTCAGGGCTTGGCGACCGGCCCATTTATCCAGACGGTCCAGCCGTTCGCGCATTTCATCCGTGAAGCGGGCAACAGCAGCAACATCTGCTTCTTCGTTCAATCGCTCGGGAAGCGTCAAAGCATCGCCAGCCCATGCGGCTGCGTTCTTGGCGATGAACGCACATTGCATCGAAAATTGTGAGGTCGTCAGCTTCATTCTGCCTGCTCCCCAAGTGCGGATGCGGCGAGCATGGCGCGCCAAAAATCGCTGTATGTGACGTAGGAGGATTTTATTGCATCCTCCCTCTCACATGCTTCTAACATATCCCCGGTCGGCTCCTGTAGAGCGGCGAGGATGGTGGAGATGGCGGCTTCGGCTGTCGGAGTGTGGTCCACGACTTTGCTGAAATTCAATGCCTCCATATCTTTGAGACGATTAATCTTTGGCGGGTTTTCGATTATGGCCCTCGCCACCTTCTCGATGAGTTCCTTACTCGGCATGGCTGGCCTCCATCACTTCGCCAAGACCAATCACGCAGTAACGAGGCTCAATGCCGAACTGACCGCCTTGGAGAATGAAAGTAATCCGCTTGAATAGATGTTGACCGAACGTGTCATAGAACCGGCCCGTTTCGTCCATCTTCACAAGCTTGAGGGTGTCACCGGTCTGGAAGGCGCGATCATTCAAGCGGACTTCGAACGTTTTACGTCCATCATCGACGGCTTCGAAATACTGTGGCAGTGTTTTCAGAACGTGAGTTTTCATAGCTTGCTGGACTCCTTCGCGCGCAAGAGGGCGATCAGAAGGGCGATGGCGGGTGTTGCGGCTCTGCCATCAGCGCACGCTGCTTCGTCTTTCCTGTCGCAGTTTGACGGGTCGTATTTGTGAACATATGCCCATCCATTCGGGAAAAGTTCTGTTCTCCCAACTCGCCACTTCCACCCCGGCAACACCCTCTCAGCCAGCGCGATAGCGGCGTCTACAGAGGCGGTGAAAGCGGGTGACGATCTGCGACCGATCTTGTGCGTTACCTGACCGTTGCGAGCGTATTGAATGACACTGCCGTCTTCTTCGGCCTCATATTCATATCGCCAGTATTCCGCTAAGCCATACCCGCCGAACGGATCGCTCTCTGCGGATTGAAGTTCGATAAGCCAAATCTCCGCATCCACTTCCCTGTCAGGCGCGTCTAGCTTGGAGAGGCGCGTAATGAGGTCAGAAGTCATCGCCCATAGACCTTTCGTTGTAATAGTGCTCCCGCTCTGCCTGCACTTCTGGGTGTCCATCATGTTTTTTCATGCATGGTGTGCAGAGCCGGATTGGGTCGTCAAAATCCTTGCGGAAGTGCAACCCTCTAAGCTGAACGCGGCCGCAAACATCGCAAACAACCTGATTTCGTGAGAGTTCGTAGCTGCTCATGACGACTTCCCTCCCAGCACTGCGCTGGCTTCGAAGAAAGCCTTCGCTGTCATTTGGTATGACAGTTTCGACCCATTCGCGGTTTTCCTGTTGAGCGTGAAGACAACATCGTCGTTGTTGAAATTTGCCGCGAACAATTCGCCTGCGATCTCGGAAAATGGTCGCAGCACTTCTTCAAGATATTTCTCTCGCTCTGACTTGCACCCATCCCCCTCCACCTTACCGGCGTCGGCAATATGGTCCGGGGAGGATAGGGCGCGGATGGCGGCTTTGATCTTCGGCAGGGTTTCAAGGGCAGGGTCGCCTTCGTCCGGCTTACGAATAAAGCCAAACTCAAAGCCGTTCTCGATAAACTGCTCTGCCGACCTTAGTGCCTCCAACGCCAGCTCACGCGCTGCGGATGGCTCAAGCGCGGAGAGGATGCGAGCCTCAAAGTCGGCCTGTGCGGCGGCTTTGGATTGGTATAAGCCGCGCTCAACTTCGTAGCCTGTTCGCCCTAGAAGGAACCAGCCTGTATCAGTCGCGATGTATCGACCAACGGGGCTTTCTGCGTCTTCCGCTTCGCGCCCATCCTCTGTTATGCGCGCATTACCCCACTCCAGCTTCTTCACCCGCACCGCTGCTAGGTGAGGGGCGGCGGCTTCCAAGGCGCGCATCATGCCAATACCTGAAAGATGGCCATCCTCAAGCTTGTACGCATCACATGCCGCCTTCACGGCTTCTTCCGGTAGGGTGGTCATGGCTGGACCTCCGTGCTCGCGTAAATGCGGCGTTTCCATTCGGGGAGGGGCTTGGAAAGGCGCTTCGGCTCTTTGATGGTTTTCGCCAGCTTGGAAGAAGGCTTGATCGCGCCGTTGTTCTTATCCCGCTGGCGGTCGGCCTTGCGGGTGCGGCGAATATCGTCTGCAGTCTTTTCCGCGTGGCACTGCTGGCAAAGAACCTGCGCATTGGCCAATACCGGCTCGCCGCCGAGAACATCAGGCAAAATGTGGTCTACTTCGGCCTCTCCCTTTTTGAGAGCGGCCTTGCACTTTTCGCAGTGACCGGCAGCGCGCTCGATGGCGGCATTACGGATTTTCCGGGTGAATTCTTTCCGGGCCATGTCAGCGTCTCACATAGCCGAGTTCTTCGGCCAGTTGCTCGGCCATCAGGCCGTTGAGTTCGTCGTAAAGGTGGCTCCTTGGGCGGTGCTGGCGCTTGGCCGTCTCTATTTCCGCAATCTTCGCGGTAATCTCGGCCTGAAGGTCGCGGCGCTCCGGTTCGGGGAAAAGCCAGTTGAAGAATTTCGCAATGAAAGAGGGGATCATCACGCAACCTCCTCACGGACATAGCCGTAGGTTTCGGCAAGCCACTTCTCAGCCTTTTTGAAGAAAGCTTGGAATTCAGCTTCGCTCATTTTGTCGAAGGAAATTGAGCCGGGGAGTTGAACCTTTAAGCCGTCCGGCAGGCGGACCAAATCAACTACGCCTGTCTCAAGTTTAATGATTTCATGCAGGCGGTCGGCGCTATAATTCAAACCGTAGCCGTCAACGACTTCCTGTACCATGGCCCAATAGGCACGATGGCGGGAGACGTTTCGGAACTGTTTGATTTCAACCTTGACCAGTTCACCGTTGCGAATGCTGTCCAGCGCGGCCATGTCGAACTCCATGGCCGGGACAAGAGCGTTGCCTTTGCGGACGAAACCATAAACGGGCTTTTCTCGCTTGCTCATGGCTCACCCCGCGTTGACAGGATGAGAGTTGAGCATTGCGCGAAGAACGCGGGCAATCTGGTGCTTGCGAAGGTCAAAGGCACGCTGAAGCGCTTCTTCATCCTCGGTCAAGGTCGCTTCAACGTCGAAGCCGTCCCAGATTTCTACAATTTCTTCCTCAGTCTTGCCGGTCGCCATGGCTTCATCGACTTCGGACAAGAAGGCTTCAATGTCGAAGTCCTCACCGTCATTGACGATTTCGGCTTCTTCAACGACGTCCTCTTTCGAGGCGGTAATGGCAGGCGATGGCTGGGAAGGCGGGCTTGGCGGTGATGGTGGCGTGACGCTTACCGCCTCCTGTTGGGCCGGGATGTCTTGCACTTCTTCCGCAATGCCCAGGCCGCGAAGAACATCCGAGAAGCCGTCACGCAATGCAAAGGCGCGGGCTCGCATCTTCAACATGCGGTCTGAATACTGTGACCAAGGGCCGGATTTTCCCCACAGTGAGGCTTTGCGAGCATCGGCTACGGAGAATTCGCCAAGTTTGGCCTCTGGGTCGCCTTTGCGCTTTACGAGGCAGAGAGCCTTACGGCTATCCCCAGCACCCTCAAACCATTCCTTGAAGCTTTCCATTTTTCCGGACGCCTGCACGACACCAAGCGCACCGTCACCCCAGAGTGTGGCACGGCTGTTGATGACAGCAATCGATTGTAAAGCCGCCATCGGGGTCAACCCCACTTCCATGCCGTGCATGATTGCGACCATGGCTTTTTCTGGCGTTTCCAGCCCTTTCGGGGCCATGCCTGCCTTGCAAACGGCTGACGCGATCCGCCATGCGCCGTCAAAATCCTGCGGGACGATTGCGCTAACCCTGCCGCCTGCTGGCAATGATGGGAGGCGGTTACCTTCGTGATGAGCTACAGCGTTCATTATGCGGCCCTCGTTATTTTGGTGATGTGCGCCCATTTGCGCCCACATTGGATGTCTGAAATAGTCGCCCGAGAAACGCCGAAGATTTCCGCAATCTCCCTCTGCATCATCGTTCCGGTCAAAGACGCAATCTCCAAAACATTGTCTTCGGAAAGGATGGCGGAGGGGTTCTCTGAACCGGGCATGGAATGACCAGGAGCGCGACATTTGCGCGTTCTGTCATCAATGTTTTCTCGATGAGTACCGGCCCAAAGGTGATCCGGGTTGACGCAGGATGGCACATCACACTTGTGACACGCACATTCGGACCTCATTAGCGGACGGCCAAGCTTTTGGCTTAAAACCAATCTGGTTGCCAAATGCGTTCTGCTATTGATCCCAACGGTAGGGTAGCCATCGTTGTTAACAGCCCCTAACCAGATCATGCACCCGGAATTTGGCTCAGGAATTGTCCGGTCAAATAGACGATCAAGCTGCACGTTGTTCCTCCACGCGCTCGACGCCAGCAACTTCGATACCGGCGCGAACCGCACGGTTGGCAAGCTGCTCGACAAGAGCTTTCATTTCGGGGTGATCTTTCAGGGCAACCAAAGCCTTGTCGTAATCAACGATCCGGGCAGAGACGAAAGTGCGAAGGCTGACCTTTGCCCCGGTACGACCAGCTTGCGCATTCGTGGCCTGCGCAGCCTTCTCGCGCTCGGCGGCTTCTGCCTTTAACTGCTCCGCCTCGGCCAATGCCGTTTCGTCGTTACCTTGCTCTGCTGCGCGGGCGCGCTCCTCAGCCTCGCGGCGCAGCCGGTCGGCTTCTTCCTGCTCCTTGCGGCGGCGCTCGTTTTCAAGGCGCTGCTGCTCGATCAGAAATGCGTCCATATGGCGCTTGAGCTTCTTGGATAGGTCGGCGGGTTCTTCCTTGAGGTCGCGCCATTTGTCATCCACAGCGCGGCCCGCGTCCAAATGAGGCTGCTTTTCGACCTTGTGCAGGTCTGTCGCCTTCTTGGCGATCCCGGCTAGCTTCTTCGACCAAACCGCCGCCTTATCGGCCTGCTCCTGAGTGGTGATAGGTGTTTTCAGGAAGGTATCGGCCAGTTCCTTCTCGGCTTGAAATTCCAGCTTAAGCGCTTCGTGTGGATCATCCGGCAGATTGTGACCGATAGGCGCAACGGGCGCGTCATCATCCCAACCTTTGCCGTCTACAGCCTTGCGATATGCAGCCTCAGAAACCGGGAACCGGCAAACCCACGACCAGAGGTCAACCGGGTCGCCCATCTTGTCGCCAATCTTTGCAACAAGCTGGCCGTCCTGTTCCCAGATTGCGACCGGTAGCCAAGGCCCATCCTTGCCGTTGCGCTTGCGGTAAAAACCGGGCTGCGCATCGCCTTCGTGAACAGGCAGGCCCCTCCCGATCTGCTCAGGATTAGCAAGCGCGGCGGTCCAGTATTCGTATGTATGCGTCATGCTGCAATTCCTTCCTGTTCCTGTAGAAGGTCGGTTAGTTCGAAAAGCTTTTCAGCGAGATATCGGCGGGTCGGTACGTGCGGATCGGTTTTGAGACGATGCTCAATTTCAGCGATCAGCCGCCTGACCTCGGTTTCGGTGAGGTGATCGGCGTTCATGACCACACCTTGTGGCCTTGCCATCCACTTTCCATGGCGTTCAGGCCTTCCTCGTGATCTTCACAAGCGTTGCAAAGTCCGGGGCCATTAACGGGAATGCCGCAATGTCGGCAGTTGCTCGGCGAATGATAGACAGGCTTAACCTTGACCTTGCCGACCTGAGCCTTGACGCTCGGTGCTTGCGGCCAAGCAGTAACGCCAGCCAATTTGCGGTCATTGAGTGCCTTTGCAGCCCATGCGCTTCGCTGAGCAAACTTCTCATTCACATCACGCGGGCGCATGCCGACTTTGTAAGCAGCGGAACACGACTTATCGCAGCACTTGCCCCAGCCGCGCTTGTGATCGGCCAGCCTGACATTGAACAGAGCGCCACAGGCAGCACAGTTCTTCTGGATGAGCATGATTACCTCCACCGGCTGTCAGAGCCGATAAAACGGGACTGTTCGTCTGTGATGAAAACTGGGTTGATCTGCGCATTCACGAACACATGAGCGTGCTTCAAGTGATGCGCGAACATGATGCGGCGATAACGGGCCGAAGCGCTCGGATGCTCTGCCAGCCATTCGCGATGATCAGCCCATGCGCGGGCCATTACACGGCTCTGGCGGGAGTAGGAACGAACCGGCTTTTCTGCCTTTACGGTCAGGCCGATAAGCGTCTTTGCCACTTCGTTGTAGGTATTCTGTACTGAGGGATGCATGTTGCGCTCCGATCTCGTTTGTTGAGATCGAATATACACGCTTCTGCGTGCATTGCAATAGGATGCACGCAATTACGTGCAATTATTTTTGACACCAGCCCGCGCCGTGGTCATCATGAGGGGAATCAACAGGGTTACAAAAAATGAAGATTCATCATGATGCTCATCGAGAAATGGTTCGCCTTTTCCAAGAAGGTGCGAGTATGCGAGAGATCGGAATTTCGTTCTCAGTGTCGCGCCAGCGCGTCTCTCAGATTGTCAGAATATCCGGGGTGAAGGACGCGAGAACTCGTTATGAGGCGCGCCGAAGGCTGGAATCCTTGCGACTACACCAGGAGAAACAGGCAAAAAGAGATGTGACGGCACTGGAGCTATTTGGCTGCACTGCCGAGCAGCATGAAGAACTTTTAGAGATTGGGCGCTCAATGATGAAGGGAGGGGCATCAATCGGCCAAACCCCTACACGCGCTTGGCAGGCCCAACGCCAAAAGGCGAGAGTTCGAAACATTGAATGGGAGATATCCCTTTGGGATTGGTGGATGGTCTGGAAGTGGTCTGGCAAGTGGGATATGCGCGGGCGCGGCACAGGTTATATGATGTGCCGCTTCGGAGATGCCCGACCTTATTCGTTAGATAATATCTATATAGCGACCGGCTCACATAATGCGGCCCTCAGAAAAATTCTGAGGGATCAGATGCATGACACTATGTGAACCGCAGCGCGTGGCGCGCAGGTGTGAAGTACTTTATATCGACCCTTGCTAGCGCAAAACAAAACCCCGCCCAGATTGGCTATCTGCGGCGGGGTTATTCGTCAGGCATGAAAAACCCCGCCGAAGCGGGGCTCTATATATTAAGCAGCTTTTCGCTGCTCGTTCTGTCGGGGCTCGTTCGACATAAAGAACGATGTGCGCTTGAAAGCGTCTACACCAATCTCCTTAATCGCGTTCCTGACAGCTGAGTCAATCGCTGTAAGCAGAGTGTTTTGCGTCATATTTGCTCCCTTTCGCCCCTATAACAGCCTAACGCTGTTAAAGTTCCGTTATTCCGCTATAGATACATGTAACCATTGTCCGATGGTTTTTACAGACTCAAACACGTCAGATTCATTCAATCCGCGACCAACCGCAGTGAAAAAGGCCTTGTCAGCGGGGCTGCGTAGGTGGAACTTCACGTGTCGTGTCTTCATCGTTTTGTCCAGTGCGCCAGTTCGAATGACGTGGTACAAAAGGTCAATCATCGCCTTGCTATAAGCACCCTCTCCAACATCTGTCAAATCATATGTCGGTGATAGGGTAATGAAGCGGGTTCGGATTACTGGTTCTTGATATCCCGGAATGGTAGCATAATTCAGTTGGCACATTGCAACGTGCGAACCTTCCATTCGCAATGCGTACAAGCCAGCCTTGCCGTTTTCTGTGTGGACAAGATCCTTTACGACTGAAAATGTCAGGCCAGCAAAACTGTCAAAATCTTCTCCAATGCGCTCGCACTGCTCACGCCAGTCCTTTTCAAAAACTCCCCAGCTACCGTCACTTTCATGAAGTTTTACAAATTCGGATTCCAAAATTACCCCCGTGGATCGATTTAGTGCAACTGTCACCATACCGCGAGTCTTTGTTCTGTCCATAGGTGGTCCTGCTTGCATCTACACAACATCTAGCGGCGGCAAAATGCCGTTAACGCTTCGTCAAGAATGTTCTTGTTCTGTTCCGGTTTCTGAGTCATCCTGTCGCACATAACAAGCGTACAGGGAGTAAAGTGTATGAGCATGCAAACGCAGTATGTGGTGCAGGCATATAGCAAGGCACCCAAGGGCAAAATCAATGCCGATGCGCCATTTCTGGCGAAAGATGTAAGCCATGCGCGCCGGGTCGCGGAAAAGCTGGCATCAATCAAACCCGCAGTCGTTGCTTTTGTGAGCAAGGGTGATGCCGATACCGGCGATTATGAAGAGCCGAAGCTCATCTTCGCACATGGTGACAGATTGCCGCCAGAAGTGGCGGAAATGGAAAAGATATAGCGGCGGGGAGGAATGAATGATTAAATTCGTAACCATTCAGCCAGGTAAGGAAGGTGATAGGCTGGAGTTATTGCGCGTTGCCACGCTGAATGGTGGCCTTCTTACCGCAATGCGAAAGGCTGATTTTCAAGCAAAAGAACTCGCAGAAACTATGGCTTTGGCTCATGGTGGGCAGTGGCAGGCGCGAATTGATCATCAGCGGATGACTGTTCTGGTGTGGAAGGCTGACGCTTAATCACCGTATCGATAACCGAGAAAACGACCTCAACGCCTCGTTGATCTAACCCTTCGATCCGCTTCAACGTTTCAAGGATAGCCTGATCGCCCCGAATAGGGGCGGTCTCTTTCTCATCGGTCCTTCCCCAAAACAAGTATCCCAGATCGATATTGAGAACTTCGCTGAGCTTCAAAACCTTGTCAATGCTGGGTGATTTGTCGGTATTGCGAAGCTCATTTACCGTATTGACGCCCATGTTTGTCGCCAGACTGATTGCTCTGTCTGACCTCGGGTCTTCATCAACTGCCTTCAGAAGGCGGGTTTTCCAGTTCTCTGCCATACCGATTTTTTATCACGTACACGAAAAAGCGCGTGCACGTTGTTGCGTGTATTGATTATGCACGCGATAGCGTGTATATAGCGTTTATGAGCACGAAACTTCTCGAAGAAATAGAAGCCTTCATGGCTGAAACAGGAACCGGAGCTTTCAGATTTGGAATGAAAGCCATCAAGAACGGTCGCCTTGTTGAAAGGCTTCGTTCAGGCGGAAGAGTTTGGCCTGAAACTGAGATGGAAATTCGCGCATACATCCGCGCAGAGCGAGCCAAGGCATGTGTCCCTGTACCGCGCTCCCGTTCTGTGAGGGCGTCGGTATGAGCCATTCCAGCGAACTTAAGAATATCTATGCCGCAGCTTATCCACTGATCGAGCAGCAGATTGAGCTTGCGGAGCAGGTAGCAGCCTTGCGTGATGCTGCTGCTGCCAAAGGCTTCGACTGGTCGCAGATTAAGGCCCTGCTCAAAGCGCAGATCATGGATGAGCGCGACGGCACGGGCGAGGGTAAGCGTGTCCAGAAGGTCGTTGAGAAAGCGGAGTTCGCTTGCGCCTATGCCGATATGCTGGGACTGGCAAATATTAACGAGAAAAATTTTTCTTCCGCCCTTGAGAGCGAGGGCGAATAAATGCCCGCGACCGTTTTCCCAACCCATGACGGAACATTCATCGCCTCTTGCCGCAAGACCGGCAGGAGCGCGAGCGGTCGCACGCATGAACATGCATTGCAGAATTTCCATTCGTTGGTGAACTCCTCCCACACTGACGAAGAAAGCCGCGCCACCTTCAATAAGCGTGGCGCGGCTCCCTTTTCGAGCGAGGGGCGGCGATGAGGAACAAGCCTCGCTCAATCTTCAATTCAAGAACCCGTCGAGCGTCCTTTGTGCCGCGATCTTTTCCGTTCGCCCGGATATTCGACGGTAGCGGGTGCCTCCGGGCGAAGCGCAGCGTTCAAGGCAGAAATACCTGGAACACCCTCTGCGCTGTGCATTTCGGTACCCGCGCCTTTTTCGTTTCGGGCAATCGCTGCTTTTCGTGCGTTTTGCAGAACGCGCCATGCGGCATGCCCGATGTGCTCCAAATCTCAACTCCTGCTCTCGTTTCGTCTCAGGCTCTCTTTGCTGTCCTGAAACGTAGCTGGAGAGTTTTGCAATGTCCGACAAAGGTTTTGAAGGATCTGACAAAATGAGTGTCGAGTTTGTCAGCAGCGCCAGAGGGATGAGTGATTTCATCCTTCAAAGCACCTACCGGGGGCCGGGTGATACCGTTGACGCTGCCATGCACCGGGCTGAGCGCATGTATGGCGCTCCGGCATCTTGGATGCATCGCCTCCGCTATCGATCAATCAAAGATATGCCTGTTTCCGCATATGCGGCCATCGCTCGCGCCTACAAAGCGGCGCTTGAAGCATCAGAAAAAGCCTATGCGGCTGAGAGGGAACTAGCCCATGCGCGCAATTCGAAATTTCTTGGCATCGCGGATGCTCTGGCTGGAACGCCTTTTGCAAGCAGCGTGGCAGAAATTGCGCCAGTACTGGTTAAGGCTGACGCAGCGGCAGAGGGACGAAAAGACCTTCCCGACACGAATAGAGAAGGGTGAACGATGAACCCTTTCGCCGCCGCTGTTCTCTCAACTCTCCTGACAATCCTGCTGGTCTGTTTGATCGGCCTCTATTTCGCATGGAGGATGTAATGACGGCTACAGCACGCGGACTTTTCAGAGCGACGGGCAATAAGGCCAAGCCAGTTCACATCATGCTCGATGGCGAGATTGTTAAGGCCGATTCCCTTGTTCGTGAAAAAGACGATTTTTATCCGACGCCCCCGGAACCTACACGCGCATTTCTCCATGCGGAGATTGAGCGACTGCGCGACTTTCCTTGCATTTGGGAGCCAGCAGCAGGCGACGGCGCAATGGTCCGAGAAATGGAATCGCTTGGGCTGGTCGTTCGTGCATCGGATTTGATCGACCGCGGTTGCGATGCGGATATACGGTCTTTCTATGAGTTCCCGGCACCTCCGGCTCCGGCCATCGTGACGAACCCGCCATTTCAAGAATGCGGCTGGGGCAATGGCAAAGCACGATGGCTTTACCACGCGCTGGATACGCTTGATGTCGATTATATGGCGCTGCTGCTCAACTGGACGTGGCCCGGTGCTGGCGGTCTTGCATCATTCTGGGGCCGGTTCCCCGCCGCTCGGGTCTACCTCATGCGTTGGAAGATCGATTTCACCGGCCAAGGCTCTCCACCAATGCTCAACGCTTGGTTCGTCTGGGACAAGGGGCATCGCGGCGAAACCATCCTGCGCATGCTTGATCGCAAGGACGCCAGACAGGGCGAACTTTTTGGAGGTGAACTTTGACGATTACCCTTCAAGACAAACTTGCTCGCGTCGAAAAGATCAAGAATGAAAAGGTCTGGTGGCTCGCTGACTTCAGCGAAGGTAAGAGCAAGCGGCCAGATCATGAGCTTGAGAACCGCCGAGTTGACGTTGAAATCCTTGAAGCTGTTGCTCAGGACTACCGGAATGCCATCGCCCGTAAGGCAGAAGGCGAGGCGGCATGATCAAGCTCGCGCTCCCATTCCCTCCCTCTGTCTGGGATATTTATGTCGGCTGGGGCAAAACACGCCGCCTATCGCCGGAATATGCGAAGTGGCGCAGTGACTGCGGCTATTTCCTCAATGGCAAGAACGAATTCATCGAAGGCCCATTCAGCATTCAGGTTGCCTTGAAGCGTCCGCATAAGCGCATGGACCTCGACAACCGAATGAAAGCGCTTCTGGACGTTCTCCAGCATTACAAGGTCATCAAAAACGACAGCCTCTGCGAACGCCTCACAATGACGTGGGATGCGGGTTTGAAAGAGGAATGCGTCGTTATCTTGCAGCGCGCCCAGGAGGCGCAAGCGGCATGAACGGTCTTCCATATTACAAGGCATATCCGCGAGACTTCATTGAAGGCACCATTGGCATGCCTTTCGAGCTTAAGGCAGCTTATCGCCTTGTCCTCGATCTGATCTACATGCAGGGCGGAAATCTGCCAGATGATGCCCGTTACATTTCTGGCCTTCTCGGCTGCACGCTTCGCAAGTGGAACTCACTGCGCGGCGAACTTATTGCCATGGGTAAAATCGAGACTAACGGCGAGTTTTTGACGAATAAACGCGCAGTTATCGAACTCGAAACTACGAGAAAATTCACGGAAAAACAGGCGGAAAACAGGTCCAAGCCTAATAAAAACAAAGACTTAAAATCTCCACCGTGCGACCATACAGATACAGATAATACATCTTCACTTCGTTCAGATGTATCGATCAAGCCCGATTTCGAAGCTGAATTCGAGCAACAGTTCTGGCCAGCCTATCCGCGCCGTGTTGGCAAGGGGCAGGCTCTCAAAGCCTTCCGTGCCGCTCGAAAGCAGGCTGAGCTTGAAACGATCCTCGCTGGCGTTCGGCGCTATGCCGAGCAACGACGCGGCGAAAACCCCGAATACACCCGTCATGCTTCCACGTGGCTCAACGGCCAAAGCTGGCTCGATGAAGCTGACCCTAAATTTACCCATCACCGGAACGAACCGCCTCCCAAGCCCCGCAATATCGGGGATGCGATACGCGACGAAGCAAGGCGACTTGGAGTTTTGAAAGATGAACCAGTTAGCGAAAACCGAGGATTTCACGACGAAGGCCACTCAGCAGGAAATGTTCGAGTGCTTGACCTTGCTTTCCGGCCTTCGCTCAAGGGCTTCGGATAACGACAGCCTCAACGTGGCGCTTTACTACATCGCTTTGGAGGGAGTTACCCGCCACGGCTTGCAGGTAGCCACAAAGAACATTTTGCAAGGTTCGCTAGGACACCCATTCCTTCCTGACCCGCCAGAACTGCGCCAAGAGTGCAACAAGGTGATGAGACCAATTCTCGATGCAATGGCATGGGACGCCAATCGTGATCGAGTACTACGGGAGCAACGCGAGGAGCAGCGCCAGCGTGCGCAATCGCAATCATCATGGACGCCAGAAAGCCGATCCAGAGCTACCGAGAAATGGCAATCGGTCAAGGCCGCAATGCAGGACAAGAAGGACGAAGAAAATTCCTATGACGCCGCAATGGCTCGCCTACAGGCGGCGGCGGAAGCCAATGGCCATGAACTCGATCTGGAAACCATGAAGCCGATTTCAACCGGATCGTTCAAGCAGGCGGGGAGGGCAGCATGATGCGCCAGCCCATCACCCGCTACATGGCAGAGAAAGACGCAGTTTACGGCGAAGCATTTCGCCTTTGGCGTCAGGGCAAGGACACGCTGGAAATAGGCAGGATCATGGGGATCAGCGAAGCCGATGCGCATCGACGGGTCCATACGATGATCAGTCATGAAAACCGCCGCCCAGCCCGTTTTGTCAAGCATGGAACACTATCATGAAACCTGAGACAGTTTTGATCAATGAATACCTCGCCAAGCATGGAGCCCGCCGGTTCGAGCAGGGAACGTCTTCCGGCATCCACTGGCTCGCGCCTTTCTTGGCCGAATATGGCTATGAGATCGCCGGCGCGCCCCATGGAGGCGTCAAGGTTCGTCGTGGCAAAGGCCAGTGGAAACGAATGTCCATGCCGGGTCTGATTGCGCTGGCAGATGAAATCCGCATTGCGCAGGGGCTTGAGCCCTTCAGCGCGGTACACAAGCAAGCGGCATAGGACAGGGCGATGCTCTACGTAGTCAGCAACGTACCGGCAGAAGTCCAGATGCAGAAAAGCATTGATGATTTCTATGCAAAGACTGGCCCTTGCTGTGCTGGCTGCGATTACTGGCGTTGGATGAGCGCGACGGTTGGCGAGTGTGTCCGCTTTCCTCCTAACCAGAACCATGACGCGGCGGCAGGACTCGGCATGACTTCATGCTCATTGCCGCGCTCAACATCAAATCTGACAAAACGGGATCATTGGTGCGGCGAGTTCCGAGACGATCCCGATCAAGCATAACCAGGTTAACGAGGAACAGACATGGCGGCGAGAACGAAAGCAGCAAAGCGACATGCCAAGCGCGGGAGGCCGAAGAAGGAAGGGGTTTTGCGCACACCATCCGGTCAGATTAGTAGGGCAAAAGAGCCGCCTGCAAAGGTGGCGCAACTGGCAAGGATGAGGATATTCGGCATGAGTGCTTCGGAAGCATTAAGTGAATTGGCCGGTGATAACCTGGGGCGCTTGCATATGGCATGGAAGCGAGACAAGGCGGAAGGCATCAGCACGAGCCAGTATGACGCCGCCGAGCGCTACCGGGAAGTTTACAACGACAAGCGTAAGGCGGAATGTTCCTCTGGCGCGTACTATGACAACATTGGTTCGATTGGCGCTTCTGACCCAGATGAGTACGAGGCATGGGTAAAGCGAGCCAAGCAGGCTTATACCGACGCACGTAAGGCAATAGATGAAGCACAGGCCGAAACGCGAAATGGCAATATCTATGCTGCCGTTCAATTCATGCTTGAGAATGATCAATTCTTCCCGCACATGCTTGGAGATATTCGTCTCGCATGTAACGCGCTTCATAGACACTTTTTCACACAGAAACGCCGAAAAGTCGCATGAATGTCTTGCCATATCCGGCGAAGCAGAATAATCTGCGCATAGTTTCAGGGTGCAGAATTGCGACCTGATAATAATTCAGCGGCTTTCGGGCCGCTTTTTGATTCATGCGGGTGCAAGTAGCAGGCGACCGAATGTCCAACCGGTTGCCGGGAGGTGCAAATCCTCCCACAGCGCCAAATCGGGTTTGGACCTTTGACGCTCCCGAATGGAGGCATCAGTTCGACGGACTGGTTAGCTGACCTGTAGATAAGCGCAAGGTGACGGGTGGAGAGAGTGCCACACAGTTTCGAGGCAACGCCTCAACGGAATGTGCGAGACGCGGTGAATGCCAAGGCCGTCCTCCCCGCAAGGGTGTAGAGTTACCGAGAGTTTTGGCGCTCGGCGCACATGCAATTCGAGTGGATAAACAGGCTCGCATAGCTCAGCTGGATAGAGCATTGAACTTCGGTTCACAGGTCGTAGGTTCAAATCCTGCTGCGAGCCTGCCACTCGGACACTAATCAGAACGGCGGCGCTGAAAGCAGAAGCGCACGAAACAGCAGAGACGGATACTGACTTCGCCCGCAAAGGGATGAAAAGGGTCCTCGGAAGGCCGTCTAGCCGGGATAGCGTCCGGCCCGTTCTGTAGCAACCTGTAGCCGTCTGCAGCCGTCGCCTTCGGGTGGCGGCTTTTTCATTGGAGAGAGGCACGAAACTAAAATGGGATGGCTTCATCCTGCGGCATAGACCGGAGCTTCAAGAAGTCGTCACGGTCGAATATTCCGTACTTTTCTATCCAGACCTTCAAATCGAAGGTGGCGTTTCGGACGAACTCTTGCGCGGTTTCCATTTCGGTGAACTCATATGGCCGTGACGTACCGTCTTCGAGAAGTTCCAAAACCTTGATCTGATACATTGCTGCCCTCCTGTTTCCATCAGGATAGCGCATCTGTCTAAATAAGCGATCAACAATCAGCCCCGCCATCGTGCGGGGTTGTCTTTGTCAAACATCGGAGAACGATATGCGCTTTGGCTTCAGTGTCATGGCGGCAGCACTGCTGTCGTCTGTTCGTGGGTTCTTTAGCGGGGCATTGACTTCACCGTTCCCAGAGATTGCTGCGCCAGCACCGCACCGCCATCGATCGACAGGCAAGCGCATTCGTCTAGGTGGACGCACCTACAAGCCAAATGGTGCGCGTGAAGTTGCTCGCCGTCAGCGCCAGATTTCCGAGGGCAGGCTTACAGCAAGCAACGGCGTCGTGTGATGGCGTTCCTAGAATTCGCCTTCCAATCGTTCTGGCACTTCATCGGCGTAGTCATCCTGATGCAGTTGGTTGTACTCGGGATTGCTGCCGCAAGGGGAAAGTAATGAAGAGACGCGCATTCCTCAAATTCCTCGGCCTCGCTCCTGTAGCTGCTGCCGTTCCTGCAATGGCGCTGCCAAGGGCGGAGAAGCCTACCGAGATTGCCAAGGGTACGTTTCGAGTGACTGCTGAAACGCTGGGCGCTCATTCCAGCAATATCGGTACTTCAACGGCTGGTTTAGTTCTTCGCAGCTCAGACGGACGTGTTGTTATCAATACGCGCAATCATACAATCAGGTTCTCTGGCTGATTTGAGGCGCTACCCGTGCTTTCTCTTCGACCATGCGCGCGCGAGCTTCTTCTTCAGTTCTGCACCTTCGCACTTGGCGACGGAGACCGTCGGCATTGAGTGTAATGACAAGCCAGTACTGCCCTTCCTGCTCCATGCTAACCGTGATGTGGGGTTTCCCGCTCATTAATTGATCCTCCCTGTACCCATTAGGAATTGAACCGTGAGTCTCACGCCGAAACAAGAGCGGTTTGTCGCTGAATACCTGATTGACCTGAACGCCACACAAGCAGCGATACGGGCAGGGTACAGCGAGAAGACTGCCACTGAACAAGGTTCGCGCCTGTTAACCAATGTTAAGGTACAGCAAGCCATCGCAAAAGGTCAGAACAAGACCGCTGCCAAGCTTGAAATCACTAAAGAGCGCATTGTCGAGGAATTGGCCAAGATCGGCTTCTCGAACATGCTCGATTACATGCGAGCAGGGACAGATGGTGACCCGTATCTGGATTTCTCGAACCTGACGCGCGAGCAAGCCGCAGCGCTGGCCGAGGTCACCGTCGAGGACTTCAAGGATGGTCGGGGAGAAGATGCGCGAGACGTTCGCCGCGTCAAGTTTAAGCTTCACGATAAGAAGGGCGCACTTGTCGATATGGCTAAAATGCTCGGATTTATGATCGAGAAGCACGAGCATTCCGGGCCAGACGGCGGACCGATACAGACAGAGACAAGAACATGGCGGGAAGTGCTGCGCAGCGAAAAGAGATAGAAGCCGCGACATATCTCACCAACCCGAACCTATACGACTTTTGGGAGCGCGTTTTCCTCGGCAAAGCCGATATTGCGGTTCTTCACGGAGGGCGGTCGAGCTCCAAAACCCGTGATACGGCATGCCAGTTGGTTCGGTTGATTGATCACCTGCCGGTACGAATGCGCGTTCTGTGTATCAGGCGCTTTCAGAACCGCATTCAGGAATCGGTCTACACCGAGTTAAAGTGGGCCATTAACCATCTCGGCTTGCAAGCATCTTACGAAATTCAGAAGACAACGATCATTCATCGAGCCACGGGCTCTGAATTCATCTTCTACGGTATCGAGCGCAATCTGGAGGATATCAAGGGGACTTCGGACGTTGACATTCTATGGGTAGAGGAGGCTGAAAAACTAACTGAGGATCAGTGGGTTGTTATCGGCCCAACGATCCGCAAGGAGGACAGTCTTGCGATCCTGCTGTTCAATCCGAAGTTTGTTACTGATTTCGTCTGGAAGAATTTCGTTGTCACGGAACAGCCCCACTCGGTTGTGAGGAAGATCGACTATACGGAAAATCCTTTTCTGTCGCAGAAGGCGCTTCGGGACATCGCCACGATGCGGGAACGCAACCCGGAGATGTTCGAGCACGTATACGGTGGCATTCCTCTTGGCGATAGCGAGCTTTCTATATTCAAGCGCCGCTGGCTGGATGCTTGTGTAGACGCCCATACAGTACTGAAACTCAGCTTAACCGGTCGGAACGTCATAGGATTTGATCCGGCCGATGACGGTGAGGACAAAAGCGCCACCGCAGACAAGATTCACGGCGTTTTCACAGATGTGGAAGATTGGACATCCGGAAAGGATGAGCTCGTCCAGAATGCCAAGAGGGTATGGGCTAAGGCAAAGCTGGTCGGCGCCACTGTGTCATATGACACAATCGGCGTCGGGGCGTTTGTCGGCGGCTATATCGATGAGCAGAACCGGTTATCTGACACAAATGTCGAGCATTTCGCGTTCCATGCCGGCGGCGCGGTTATGGATGGCGATAAGCCAAGTGACCCACTGAACAGCAATAGTCCGCTGAACAAGAACGAATATCTGAACCTGAAGGCCCAGGCGTGGGCAAATACGGCCCGGCGGGCCATGCTGACATTCAACGCGGTCACGCGAGGCCAATCGATCAAGCCGGAAGATGTGCTGTCGTTTTCCTCCGAAATGGGGAAGGCGAAGCTCGACGCGCTGTTCACTGAACTCTGCGTTCCCTGGTGGGTGGAGAGCGAAGGCAAAAAGCGCGTTGTTCCTAAGCTGAAGCTCAAAAAGGATCTGGGCGTTAAATCGCACAACCTCGCTGATGCGGTAATCGCAGCGGACAATGTGAACATAGACATTGAAGGCTACACCCTCGAACAAATGATGAAAGCTTACTCATGACCGAGACAAAGCCCCGTGTTCGCGTCAACACTGCTGGCGTGATTACGGATGGATTTGCCAATTTCGTCGCCGGTCTGGGGGGCGGGAACGCAAAGACATCCGCTCATACATACGTCATCGATCACGACCAGATGACGCTTGAAAACGCCTATCGTGTGTCGACGTGGTTCGGGAAGATCGTTGATATCCCGGCTGACGATGCAACCCGTGAATGGCGCACATGGAAGGCTGACAAGGAGGATATCGAACGGATTGAAGCCGAAGAAAAGCGTCTGCAGGTTCGCCAACAGGTGCGACAGGCTTTGATCTGGGCGCGGCTGTACGGCGGAGCGGTTATCATCCCGCTTGGCTTGCCCGGTGCGCTCAACCAGCCTTTGTCTGTCGATCGCATTGCCAAGGGAAGCATCAAGGCTCTCACGGTTCTCAGCCGGCATGAAATCACGGCGCAGGATATCATCACGGATCCGCTTGATCCGATGTACGGCAGCCCTGCCAAATATGTGATCAACTCGGCCAACGGTCAGCAGGTCGAATTGCATCCGTCGCGCGTGATCCGGGTCAACGGGCGTACAGTGAACAATCGGCGTGTAGGCGCCAATGGCTGGGGTGACAGCATCTGGATGCACATCAGCGATGCTGTGATGGCTGCAGATAGTGCTGCATCCGTCATTGATGCCCTTCTGCAGGAAGCCAAGATTGACGTTGTCCGCATAAAGAACATGATGACCATGATGGCAAATGCCGACATGGAAGCGACGATGATTAAGCGCTGGCAGATGGTGGCCGTGCTGAAAAGCATCTCGAACGTGCTCATGCTGGACGGTGATGACGAGTGGGATCAGAAGCAAATCACCTGGACCGGTCTGCCCGATGTCACCAATACGCTGTTGAACGTCATGGCCGGTGCCGCTGATATCCCGTTAACACGCCTTACAGGCAAGCAGGAAGCGGGCCTGAGTGGCAAGGATGAGGGGTCACTACGGAACTACTACGACAGTGTGAAAGCCAAGCAGGAACTCATTATCAGTCCGATGCTGGCCCCTCTGGATGCAATGCTGATCCGTTCCGCTCTCGGTAAGTCCGATGATGGTATCTGGGCATCGTGGGTTCCACTGTTCCAGCTGTCAGAGAAGGAAAAGGCTGAAATTGACAAGATGGAAGCCGAGACGGTCGACATCTATGCTCGTACCGGTCTTGTACCAACCGATGCGTTGGCAGAAGCCACCCAGAACCGTATGATTGAAAGCGGACGCTGGCCGGGCCTTGATGAGGCACTGGAAGAAAGCGACGACGACGTCGACGGGACCATCAACCCCGATGAAATTGACTATGAAAACGAATAGCCGCGGTCATTTCAACCGCGGCTATTAATTATCTGTCGGCTTTACCAATATGCATCCGCACGTCATCATCGAACAAGCCAACGCCTGGGAAATTTAGGCGAAATTTATGCAATGCAGATTCGATCTGTTCACCGAACTTCTGCGAAGCATCCAATAAGATGTCATGGGCGAAAATTCTGCTGTCGCCTTTGTAGATTTCCAAAGTGTAGATCATGAGCCCTCCGAATCGTTGTTCAGCAATGCAAAGTTGCAGAACTTAACGACCTAAACCAGTAAAAAGTTGGCAGCCCATGCGCATTGATCTCAAATGGCAGGTGAAGGCGACCGGCTATCGCAAGGCTGATGTCGAACTGCCCCAGATCGAGCCAACCAAGGCGCAGAGAGATGAACTGGCCCGCATTTACCTCACGGTGGTGCGGGTCTGGCGTGTCGGTGTAAGGGATCAGATATTCCCGGTTTATAAGCAGGCTCTGGCCGAACAGGTCGCCATCGATAAGCTGATGCGTGACCGTGTCGGGTCAGTGGAAACGGAGATTGAAGCTGTCGACGGGCAGGCTGTGCGGGCCGTCCTGTCGTTTCGTGGTCTCTTTCGTGTCTGGGCAACCCGGTTGCAGCTCTGGCACATGCGCCGGTTCATCCAGACCATCAACTACGCAACCAAGGTCGATCTATCGACCCAGATGCAGCCAGTCGACGTTCAGGAAACACTGGATGACGTACTGGCCCGCAATGTCGCTCTGGTCAGAGATGTTTCCGATCAGGCGAGGGGGCGAATAGCGGACATCGTTTACCGCGGTCTCCAGAATCGCACTCCTGCCCGTGAAGTGGCCAAGCAGCTCAGTGAAGCGCTGAACCTTTCGCGGGATCGTGCGCTCAGGATCGCAACCGACCAGACACAAAAGCTCTCATCCGCCTTGGACAAGGATCGGCAGCTTCAGGTCGGTATGACCGAGTTTGAATGGCGGCACTCTGGAAAGAAGCACTACAGACCAGAACATCTGGCCAGAAATGGCAAGGTGTATGCCTGGAATAGTGAAGTCGCCAAGAAAGACCCGCCGGGGTTTGCCCCATTCTGTGGCTGCAAGGCCAAGGGGATACTGAGGATGGACTGATGACGGTCAAAGGTCTGGATAAGCACGTCAAGCGGCTGCAAAACATGCGCAAAGCCGCAAGGCAGGTCACAGGCGCGCTTTATGCGGCTGGACAGGATATCGAGCTCGACGCCGAACGATCTATCACCGAGGGCTCTGTATCTGGCGCTGGCCATGTTCCGTCATTGCCCGGTCAGCCACCTAACCGCGATACCGGTCATCTGGACACGAATATCGAAACCGAGATCAAGGCTCAGAACCCGCCGACCGTCCATGTAACCAGTCATGCAGAATATAGCGCAGCGCTTGAATACGGCACATCCAAGATGGCCGAGCGCCCGTTCATGCGACCAGCAACCGAAAAGAACCGCAAGAACGTCTCCAGCAAGGTTGCTGAGACGGTGCGGGTAACAATCAGGAGAGGATGATGGCAGTCACTCCCATTCCGAATACCGACGTTTCATCCTACATCGCATCAGATGGCAGTCTCCAGCAGACTACGGTCGTTGAAGGTGGCGGTGGCGGCGCATCTGGTCAGGTTGAAGTAACGAACTTCCCGGCATCCCAAGCCGTCACCGGCCCGCTGACCAATGCCCAGCTTACAGCCGTCACTGGCACAGCCGCCCAAACTGCGGTCACGACCGATCCAGCAGCGGCTGGGCAGACGATGCTCGCTGTGATGCGCGGCATACTATCTGAAATGCAGGCGCAGACGGCCTTGCTGAACGACATCAAGACCAACACGACGCCTGCATCACCATGATGGATGGTTATTTCTTCTTAGGTGCAGGCTTGTTGGGTTTCCCATCGGAATGAGCAAGCACGGCCCCGGCGAGCTTCTTCGCGGTCTTCCCCGCATTCGGGTTCGCTAGTGTCTTTCCCGCTAGAGATTCGATTTTTGGTGAGTGCCCCTTTGGTGTCTTAGCCATGTTCAGCCCCTTGCTGGTTAACACAATGAGATGACCATGATTCTCTCCCACCTACAACAATAGCGATAGTAGGTAACCACAATGAAATTTATTGATGCTGCACCCATCTCGGGAACGAGACGGACCGGAGACGGCTACCTTGTGACCACTGCGCGCAGCGTTCGCACCGGTATCCAACTCTATGCCGGTCATGAGGTAGGGCGCCCGGATATGTCGGTTGTTCGTGTTTATCGCGATGCCTCCGAGGTGTTTGCTCCTGAGAGCCTGCAATCGTTCAGTCACGCGCCGGTAACGATCGATCATCCAGATGAGGCGGTCACTGCCGACAACTGGAAAGAGCTTTCTGCTGGTGAGGTTTCCACCGCTGCCAAGCAGGACGGCGAATGGATCATGTTGCCGCTCATCCTGAAGGATAAGAAGGCAATCCAGGCCGTCGAGAACGACAAGCGAGAACTTTCCGCCGGCTACACCTGCGACTTGGACTGGTCCTCTGGAATGACTGCTGACGGCCAGCCCTACGACGCGCAGCAGAGAAACATCCGCATCAATCATCTGGCCATCGTGGATAGAGCGAGAGCCGGTTCACAAGCTCGCATCGGTGACGGTGCGTCATGGGGCGCCATGCCCGTTCAACAGGACAGCAAGAAGGAGAAATCCATGTCCGATAAGCCACTGAAGACGGTCACCGTTGACGGGCTCTCGATCGAGGTAACCGATCAGGGCGCTCAGGTGATCACCAAGCTTCAGAAGCAGCTCGCTGACGCCGACGCGGCTCATGTGAAGCTGGTTTCTGATCACGATACCGCAATCAAGGCCAAGGACGGCGAACTGGCCAAAAAGGATGCCGAAATCGACGCCCTGAAAGCAAAGGTTCTCGACGGTGCGGCGCTCGATGCTGCCGTGCAGGCCCGCGGCGACCTGATCGCCAAGGCCAAAGCCATCGCACCGGAAGTCAAGACGGATGGTCTGTCCGACGCTGCTATCCGCAAGGCGGTCGTGGTCGCCAAGCTGGGCGATGCGATGGGCGACAAGGGCGAGGCTTATATCGATGCCCGCTTTGACATCCTTGCTGAGGATGCGGCCGGCACAGAAACGCTTCGCAGCGCGATTTCGACCATCAAGAACGTCAATTCCAACGACGCGGTTTCGCAGTACGAGGGTTCTCGCCAGAAGTACCTCGACCGTCTTAACCGCAAGCAGGCGTAAGGAGAACCGCACATGCCTCCGTTTCAGACGACAACTGCCCTGAAGCCTGCAAAGGGTTTCCCGGGCATGATGGCCAACATGGAAGAGTGGAATGCGTTCTCGGCGTTTGCCGAAGACGTCACCGCCAATCCGATCGGCTTTGGCCAGCCCGTTATGAAGGGCACCGGCGCAGACCAGGTGAAGAAGCTCGCCGCAGGTGGCGTTTTCGCCGGCATCACCCGTGCCAACATCGATTCCGGTGCAACCGCTACCGCAGATGGTGGCCAGTACGCCGAAGGCAAGATGTTGGGCGTAGCCGATATGGGCGTGATTTTTGTCACTGCCGGTGCTGCCATCACCAAGGGCCAGAAGGTCTACTGGGTTCCAGCAAGTGGCCGCTATTACGGTGCATCTGCTGCTGGTCGCATCCTGCTTCCAAACTGCGAGTTTGACGACAATGCCGCCGCTGCCGGTGAAGTTGTCGCCGTTCGCCTCCGTATCACTCCCGGCAATGATCCAGTCACGGCTGCTGCCTGATTTGGCTCTATAGAAGGACAATCACACAATGCGTAATCTCAACGACGCGGTCGGGGTCGATATCGGCTTTGTCCGTAACCAGTCGCACGTGCTCAATTCCCGTGCGTTCGAGATCGAGTATCCGGAGATGGATTATGCATCTCTGGTTCCGGTCAACACCAACTATCCCGAGTGGGCATCCGGCGTTGACACCTATATCGGTGACAAGGTCGGAGCGGCAAAGTGGCAGTCAGGCTATGCCAAGGACGTACCGCTTGCTGACGTCACCCTGCAGATGGTGTCGAGCACCTTTGCAATGTACGCGGTTGGCTATCGCTGGAATATCGAAGAGCTTGGCAAGGCCACTTTCGCCAGCTATCCGCTGACTGCCCGCAAGGCCACCGCAGCCCGCTTCGCAGCGGAGGTGTTTGTCTGGGAGACTGCCCTTATTGGTGCGGGCCACCCTGGCTGGACTGGTTTCATCAATAACCAGTACATTACGCCAACCGCCGCTCCAGCAACGGGTACCGCAGCACCACAGACTGCTTGGGTTCTCAATTCTGGTATCGGAAACAAGACGCCGGAACAGATTGTTGCCGAACTCAACAGTCTGGTGATGGGGCCGCCATCGACCACTGGCGTCCTCACGTCGCTGTTGGCTGATACTATCCTGCTGCCACCGCTCGCACTGACCTACCTGGTCAACACCCCTTACGGCGTAACCAGCCCGAACATGAACATCCTGCAGTATTTCGTTGCAAACAACGAATACACGCGCCGCACTGGCCGCCCGATCACCATCCGCGAACTTCCCGTTCTTTCGACGGCGGCAACTGTCGGCGTAGCAGGTGGTGGCCGTGCAATCGGCTATCGCAACGCGCAGGATGTTCTCGAACTGCCCATGCCGATGCCGTACGGTTTCCTGAACGTCTACCAGGATGGCCCGCTGCAGTACACGGTTCCGGGCATCGGTCGCGTCGGCCAGTTGCAGATCTTCAAGAGCAACGGTGTTCGATATCTCGACGGGATCACGCCGGTTCCGGCCTAATATCCATCACGGCCCCGGCAAGTCGTCGGGGCCTTTATCTTTAACGAGGCGACCAATGCATCGTATCAAGAACCTGACCAACTCGCCGTACGACATTCGCGTCAAAGGCGGCAAGACTGAACGCCTTCCGGCTCGCGGTGATATCACGGTTGACGTTGATCCGCTTCATTTGCCGCTTTATCGCACGATTGGCTATTTCCAGTTGTTCGAGGGGTCGACTGTTCCGAGTGCCGAGCCTGTCGGCAACTGGGTTGACGGCAAGCCCGTGGCTGAGAAAAAGGCGAAGGCTTCCAAGGATGTTGACCCGGAACTTGCGAAACTGCGCAAGGATTACGCCGACCTGACCGGCAAGAAATTCTATCACAAGTGGGATGTCTCGGAACTGCAGAAGCGGATTGACGCTGAACTGGCTGGTTGACCATGGCCTATGAAGACCTCACGCCGGCCAGGTTCAAAGAGCTAAAGCCTCAATTCGCTTCGGTGGATGATGCTGTAGTGCAGAGCTACATCGATATGGCTTCAGTCTTTGTCGACCAGTCATGGCCTGAAAAGCTCTACGAGCAGGGATGGGTAGCCTACACTTGCCATCTGATGACGTTGGATGGGCTAGGAACCGATGCAGAGAGCCGCTCACAAGCTTCCGGGCGCTCTCAGTATCAATCCATCCGATCAGGAGAATTGACGCTCACACGGTTCCAGAAAGCCGCAGGAGATACGTCCTATGGTGACTGGCTGTCTCAGACTAACTGTGGCGCCTATTTCTTCCAACTTCTTCGAATGGTGAAGGGCGGACCACGTGTGGCCGTTGGCGCCGTCGGAGGCTGCTTGTCTGGCTATGCGAAAGATTGGCCGGGGCCTGCTTATGGCTGGCCCGGTGTCTTCGGAGGTCTGTAATGGCTGGTCTACTCGACACGACCGATATCCAGCAGCTGTTCGGCGATATCTTTTCTGACATCTACGGTGACGGCCAGTTGATCACGGTAACGATGGTACGTGGTCCCGGTGGCGTTCAGATACCGCAGGAATCGTCAGTGCCATGCAAGGTACAGGTTGACCGAGCCGATGAAGCCATACGCCAGTCCGCCGGTTATACCGACACTGATGTGAAACTGATCATCCTGCAATCAGGTCTTGCCGATAAAGAGCCGGACAGTGACAGCATTGTCGTCGCACAGGGCAGGCGCTGGAAGGTTTCAGGTGTCCGATCAGATCCGGCTCGGGCAGCTTGGATCATGCGCGGCATAAGACAGGCTTCGGAGTAACGGATATGGCAAAAGCGAAACAATCAACTCCGGCGCAACCGTCTTCTCGGTGGTTCCGCGTCATCGGTGAGCGTTTTGACTGGATCATAAGGCCCGGTCTGATGAAGTCATTTCAGCGAGGTCAGGTTTCTTATGAGCCACAGGCTTGTATCGACGCAGGCTTGTCCGGTGGATTGATCGAAGTGATTGAGCGTCCCGCAGGCGCGAAGGTCGGTAAGGACGGGAGTGTCATCCTTGGCAGTTGATCTATCTCGCCCATTGAAAGCGGCCATTGTCGATCATATCGCGGCCGATCCCGGAGTTCTGGAATTTGTCCCGCTTGATCGCATCTATGCGATGTCACCGCCAGCGAATCCTGTTTGGCCGTTCATCCGATATGGCAGTCCGATAACCGGAGCTTTCGAGGCAACTTGCTGGAACGGCAGCACCACGCGAGTGACTATTCACGCCTTTGCCGAGACGAAAACGATCTATGCGGGCGAGGACAGGGCGCTTGATATAGCGGCGGCAATCGTCAATGCCATGGGCTCTTTCGCGCCAGATAATCTCGGCGTTATCGAATGCGAATGGCTCCAGACCAGATGCATACAAGAAGATGGCGAGGCCGATCGATGGCATTCCATCACTGAGTTTGACGTGACGGTCATCAAGACCGTCTGACCAATCACACACCTTCAACAAGCCATGACGCCGCGCCGACGAGGTGACGGCGCGTTTTGACATGGAAAGGAACAAGTCACATGGCACAGCGCGATTACAGCGTTCGCTTTGGCGCCCAGCAGATCCTGATCGGGCCAAAGTACACTCCCGGCGAGACCACGCCGCCAGCAGGTGCGATCTTCTCGTCTCCGTGCGGCATTACGGGGCTAACGCGACAGATCACCACGAATACGAATGATGTGGCGTTGCCTCCCTGCAATGCTCCAGACGATCCGATCTGGCTTGGTATCGACATTGTGTCGAAGCGCATGCAGTCGACGTTCACCGGCACTCTGGCGGATGAAGCTCTGCCGCTCTGGGATGCGTGGTCGCAGGGCTCCGATCTCTATTGGTGCCGGTGGTATCGCAATCTCGGTGCTCCGAATGCTGGTTACTGGGAAGGCCCTGCAGCCCTGACCGAGTATCAGGAAGAAAGCACCGATCGCGGTCGCTACACCAACTCTGGTACGATCATCTGGGATGGTCAGCCGGAATGGCATGCGATTCCACCGGCACCGAGCATCACCACGGCAGTATCCATTCCGACGACGGCGCCAGAAGTTGGTACAGCATTCGTTGCTACGCCTGGCACATACACAGGAACGCCAGCACTTGCATATCAGTGGTTCGCTAACGGTATCGCCATCTCGGCAGCTACCACGGCGAGCTATACGCCTGTTGCCGGTGATGTCGGCAAGGTGCTGCATGTGGTCGAGACAGCGACCAATGTTTCAGGCTCCATCAACAGCCAATCAGCGTCGTCACTTCCTGTCGTGACGGCATAAGGTGACACATGTCAGCAAGTCTGAGAGCTGAGATTGTTCTCGAATGGGGCGATGGCGAATATGCCTTCGCCCTCCGGGGCAAGGAAATCGAAGAGCTGGAGCATATCTGCGGCAAGGTCGGTATCGGCGCCATTTATCAACGTGTCATGCTCGGCGTGTGGTTCTTCAACGACCTGTATCACACGGTTCGCCTCGGTCTGATCGGCGGCGGTATGGGTGCGGTAGAGGCTAAGCGCCTGACTGACATGTATATAGGTCGTGAGAAGCCAGCCGTTCTGGTTACCGGCCCGAACAACCCGGAAACTGTCGCCAAAGCTGTTCTGAACGCTGCATTCCACGGTGTCGGAGATATCGATGCGGGGGAGCCGAAGGCCGGGGAGAACCCGGCGACCGAATAGAGTTCGGCAAGTATCGGGCGGTTCTCCTGCATGCTGGTGTCAACCCGAGAGCGATCGACGCGATGAGCATGTACGAGATTGCCAGTATGAACGCTGCCATCAAACAGATGGACAAGAAGCAGATGCCGAGCGTGTCAGATTCGGATTGGGCTCAAGCGGAACAGCTTCTGGCCGCAGCGACACTCAATGATCCGTCAGTCAGATTGCACTGACAATCAGTCGGTGAACTGCCCGCTGTTTGCCCGGTAATATTCCTCATCTGAAATGAGGCCTGCCTTACGGCATTCATCGCGAAGTGTCTGCAAGGGCGCCCCGGCTTTGGTCAACGTACCGCGACAAGCGGCTTGTCTGTCACTTTGTGCCGTCTGCGCTGCCGTTACTTGCGCCTCCCGGTATTGCGTCCATCCGAAATAAGCACCGCCGGCAATGATCACGACGCATGCCGCTGCGATCAGAACTTTCAATCCATTATCCAATGAGGCCCCCTTATGGCTGTCACTGCTGACCAGGTGGTCGTTGAGCTACGAGCAGAAACTGATGCATATAATCAGCGTATAGCGCAAGCATCTGCCAACTTCACGAAAAACATCGCAGCAATGTCACAGGCAGCGGTGACGGCGGGTAATGCATCAGCTGTTTCGTTCAACAGCGCAATCGGTGCCTTCGAAAAAGCGGCGCCAGCGATCAAGAAAACTGCCGATGAATCCAAGCTTGCGCAGCAACAGATGCGCAATCTGGCATTCCAGTTTCAAGATATTGGCACCATGCTGGCGGCTGGCCAGTCACCGTTTATGCTCCTTGCTCAGCAGCTGCCGCAGATTACGATGTACGGTGGACAGATGACAGGCGTAATGGGCGCCTTGAAGTCTACCGTTGCTGGCCTTATCAGCCCACTTGGCTTGGCAACCACGGCTTTCGTTCTGTTGGGCAGTGCTGCGATTTCATACTTCGATGAGCTTTTCACGAGCGGCACGAAGTCGGAGGAGCAGCTTAAGAAAGAAGCTCAACTAATTCAGGACGTCGTTGACAAGTGGGGCGAGGCTTTGCCTGCCCTGAAGGCCTACAACGATGAGCGCCGGAAGGTCGAGGAAAACAAGAAGGTCGAAGACGCCACCGCTGTAGCTGTCGCCGATCAGTGGGCAAAATTGCGTGAACAGGTCGGCGGCTTCACGGTCGAATATGCCGATCTTATGGCTCAGCTGCAGGGTGCAGGAGCTCCCGTTGAGGAGCTAGAGCGATTCCGTGAAACGTTCTTCAATCTAAAAGGCAACATCGAAGCCGGCACGGCGACACAGAAGGATTATCAAGCGGTCACCGAAGCTCTGTCGACATTGCTCAATTCCACAAGCATTCCGGCAATTGATAGTTTCGCAAGTGCCATTTCGGCTCTTATCGGCCCGCTGAATGAGGCAGCCCGTGCAACTGCAGAGCTCAATGCCCAAGCGAACATGCAGACTGGCAAGGCACCTTTTGAGGACTACGCCGCCAATCTTATCAAAGGCTTTGATGAGCTCTCTAAGAAAACAGACGAGTTCACCGCCAACGCTGCAAAGCGCAATGCGATGTCGAAGGATCAGCTCGATGTCGAGAACGAAATCGCTCGTGTTCGGTCCGAAGCGGACAAGGCTGGCGCAGTACTAACCGAGAAACAACTTCGTGATCTGGCACAGCAGAATGTCGAGGCTGATAAGCGCAGATCGGCAGAGGAATCGGCTCGTCGTAAGGCTGAACGTGAAGCTAACCGTAAACCGCGGAAGCCACGTGAGAGCGATCTTGAGCGGACATCGCGCAGTTTCAGTGATCGGACCGCAACCACTGTCGCCGAAACAGAAGCTCTGCGGAAGCTCGATGCCACGGTCGAGGACTACGGTTACACGCTGGCCAAGGCTCGTGCCGAGCAGGCTCTGATGAATGCCGCCCAAAAGGACGGCAAGGCGATCACGCCGGAAATGCGCGAGAACATCGGCCGGATTGCGGATGAGTATGCCCGAGCAACTGCCGAGGCAAATCAGCTCGCGGAGGCTCAGGACAAGATTCGCCAGCGTTCGGAAGAATGGCAGGATCTGGCCAAGGATGCGACACGCGGTATCGTTGATGATCTGATCGCCGGTAAATCAGCGGCTGATGCGTTTTCGAATGCTCTCGGGCGCATTGCACAGAAGCTGCTCGATATGGTTTTTGATGACTTGTTCACCGGGCTTTTCAAGGGATCGGGCGGCGGTGGCGGCTTTTTGGGAGGTCTGATTCCCGGTTTCGCGACCGGCACGAACTACGCTCCAGGCGGATTGGCTATCGTTGGCGAACGTGGTCCCGAGCTCGTGAACCTCCCTCGCGGATCACAGGTAATACCCAATCACGCGATTGGCTCACCGGCTAAGCTGTCAGGCGGCGGATCATCGGGAGGAACATTCACGTTCGCTCCCCAGATTGATGCTCGCGGGGCTGATGTCGCAGCTGTGGCTCGTCTTGAGCAGGTTGTTGCGCGGCAACAGGCTGAGTTTGAGGGCCGTGTCGTTGGAACCATGCGCAAAGCCAAATCAACCAGGAATTGGAGAGGCTAAGTGGCGATCACGTATCCCTGCGACATCCTTGCCGAGTTTCCGGGCTGGTCAACCGACTTTGATCTGGCTTATCGGCAGGAAGCAAGCCGAACGGCAATCGGGCAGACCTTCGTCAAGGACTTCGGTTCGCCTCTCTGGACGGCTTCATATCAATCCCGATCTATGCGCCCGAATGAATTGGACGCTTGGCGGGCGCGGTTGAAGGCGCTGGAAGGAGGGTTGCAACAGTTCCGGGGCAGGCCAACCAGCCGGTGTTATCCCATCGCCTACCCGAACAGTACGGGCATGGGAAATGTTTCTGCGGTGACGGTGGGCAGCATCGGAGCGAACCGGAACACAATTGGCCTCTCTGGCCTACCGGGTGGCTACATCGCCAGCGTGGGCGACTATCTCCAGATCAGAACGAACGACCTTCACCAGATCGTCAACGTGTCCGGTTCGGAGGTCGAAGTTAGACCGCACCTTTGGCCAACTACAGCAGTTGGTGACGCTGTGACGCTCGTTAAACCGTCCTGCCTGATGACGATTGTGCCGGGTTCGATCAACACCACGGCTGATCTATCGACGGGCAGGGGAGTTATTACGTTCCAAGGGTTCGAAAGCCGATGAGAAATCTATCAGCCGAAAACTACGCGGCTCTGCAAGCCCGCCAACTGGTGGCGCGGGACTTCCTCTGGCTGGTAGCGCGGGACCGTTCGACAGGCGCTCTGTTCTCGTATGGCTTCTGGTCGGACGTGGGCGATGTGCAAGCGCCCATCCTCAATCCGAATACCGGACAACCTGAGACGCGCAACTTCGAAGGATCAGGAACGCTCATTCAGATCAGTGACATACCGCTTGTCGCCAACCTCACGGTTCAGACTATCGATGTCACGATGAACCAGATCGATGAAGCCGTGAACAACATCGTTCGCGGTTACGATCTGAAACAGGGACAGGTCGAGGTCTATCGCGGTCTGTTCTCACCGGCATCTCGGCAATTGGTCGCTCCGGCGGTCAATCGCTTCATCGGCTATGTCGATCAGATCGAGATCAACACCCCGAAGGAAGGTGAGGAAGGCGCGGTCAAGATGACATGCGTCAGCCATTCGCAGGAGTTCACCCGATACAACCCAGGAACCCGTTCCCACGAGGATCAAAAACGACGCGACCCTGACGATGATTTCTTCGTGGATGCATCGACCATTGGTGAGCGTGAGCACTTCTGGGGCCAGAAGACCGGCAAGTTAACCACGGCAGCAATTCAGCGTATCGGGACGAGCGTAAGGGCTGTCAACCAATGATCCGTCGGGCTGTGACGGCGGACCGGTTGGGTATTCTATCGATGGTCAAGCGGTTTCATGCCGAAAGCGGGGCAGGGCTTGCTTTCAGTGCGGCCCTTGCCAGCCAGACGATTGACCGGGTTCTGGCTGATGACAATTCTCTCGCTCTCGTCCTCGAAATGGATGGCTGCCTGCGCGGCATCTTTGCGGCGACGGTCCAACCGCATTTTTTCAGTCTGGAGCTGTGCGCGCAAGAGCTCGTCTGGTGGGTTGATCCGGCCTATCGGGGCCGTGGCGCTGTGAAGATGCTAGCCGAGTATGAGGCTTGGGCGCGGTCAAAGGGATGCCACGCGGTCAATATGGTCGGTCTGGGCGGCGATCCAGTCACGACACGACTTTACGAGCGTCACGGTTACATGGCGCAGGAACGACACTTTTTGAAACGGCTCTAGCCGCTCTCCGAGGACATCAATGGCTGTTTTTACTGGCTTGTCCACAATCGTGGGCGGCCTGCTTTCGTCTACCTTTTTGTCAGGTGCACTTGGTGGCGCGCTGCTGCGTATTGCGGTGGGCGTTGGCTTGTCTTTGGCCGCCCGTGCATTGTCTGGCGAGAAGACACCAGAAGCGGGCGGCGTAAAAGGCAAGCTTCAGGCCGGTGGCGACGTTTCGCGCTCTGTCGTGTTCGGTCGCACGTGTACGGCGGGGTCCCTGGTTTATGCGAACACATGGGGCAAGTCTGGCAAGACGCCGAACGCCTACTTCACTCAGGTGATTGCGCTTGCTGATCATCCAATCCGTGACTTGACCGGGCTGTGGGTCAATGGCGAACCTGTCACCATTGATACGAGCGATACATCTTACGGCGATTGGGGCTTCCCGGTTAAGGAATACGAGACCGATGGCGACGACAATCACCTCTGGATCAAATGGTATGACGGCACACAGACCGTAGCCGATCCGTTCCTCGTCAACACGGTTTCGAACTCTAGATACCCATATAGCAACAAGCGTATCGGCAAAGGCGTGGCCTATGCCATCGTCACGGCCCAGATCGATGAGGAACTGTTCACCGGCTTCCCGCAGTTCAAATTCGAGATACAGGGCCGCAAGCTATACGACATCTCGAAAGACAGCACGGCAGGCGGCAGCGGGACGCACCGGTGGTCAGACCCGTCTACATGGGGCGGCGATGGCGACGATTTGCTTGCGGTGCAGGTCTATAACCTGCTTCGCGGCATTATCGAACAAGGAACGTGGCTGTACGGCCTCCAGACGGTCACCAGTGCGCGTTTGCCTGCTGCCGACTGGATTGCGCAGATCAACAAGTGTCGCTTGCAGGTGCAAGGTCCTGACGGTCTGGAGCCGCAGTTCGTCACTGGTGGCGAAATAACCGTTGATACTACGATTGGCGATGCGGTTGATAAGCTCCTGACTGGCGGCAATGCGCGTCTGATCGAAAGCGCTGGCGTCTACAAAATCCGTGTGGGTGAACCCGATGCTCCGGTGGCGTTCTTCACGGACGATGAAATCATTTCGACCGAGGAGCAAACCTTCACGCCGTTCTTCGGCTTGTCTGAGACGGTCAACGGGATCACGGCAACGTATCCAGAGCCGAATGAAGGATGGAACACCAAGGCAGCGCCGCCGCTCCATAACGCCACATATGAGGTCGAGGACGGCAATAGACGCCTGCTGACCGATGTGCCGATGGATTATGTCTATCGGTCTGGTCAGGTGCAGCGCCTGATGAAAGCGGCCTTGAATGAGGCCCGCCGTGCCCGTCGTCACACGTTCGTCCTGCCGCCGGCCTACTGGACGCTGGAACCGGGCGATGTGATTTCGTGGACATCTGAGCGTAACGGCTACGTCAACAAGCTCATGCGCGTTGATGGCGTGACGGACAAAGCCAATCTTGATGTCGTGGTGGACCTGACGGAAGTCGATCCATCCGATTACGATTGGGACCCTGATACGGATTACACGCCGCCGGTCTTTGCGCCAATTGGCACGATCCGCCCGACGCCTCAGCCGATTGTCGATTTCTCAGCCGTCGCATCGGTGGCACAGGACGATAACGGAAACAACCGCCGGTGCGCGATCCTGCTTGGATGGGATGGCGATCAACCCGATGTCGATCTGGTCATGTACGAGATCAGAACGGCTTGGGATTTGTCCGTTATCTTCGCAGGCCGCACCGAACGGGTTTCTGTCGGATCGATGCTCGTGGCTCCGGGGATGCTGCTACTTCCCACGAAGTCGTATCAAATCCGCGCCCGATACGCGACATATGCCGGGAACCGTCCGTTCGAATGGTCGGACTGGATACCTGTCACGATGCTGGATATCCGGCTTGGGCCGCTCGATATCTATCCAATCGACATCGACCAGTTGAATGAAGACATTCAGAAGAACCTCGAATGGATCGGTGACAGCTTCCGATATGTTCAGGAAGAGCTTGACCGTATCGGTGCTATGGCGGCCGAACAGGACAGCGCGAACTATACCGATAAGCAGATACTGCGCCGTGAACTAACGGCGTCCGCTGAAGGTCTGACCGCTTCGTATACCGAAGCCATCGCGGTTGCAGTCGGTCCGGGTTCGGCAATCGCCACCCGTATCGAGAACCTAGAAGTCAAGGTAAATAGCGACATCGCGCAGGCTGTTGATCTTCTTCAAACGCAGATAACCACGACCAACGGGAATGTGACCGCCAATGCGAATGCAATCACAGCACTGCAAGTGCAGGTCGGTGACGTTTCTGCAAGTGTAACCGTCCGCGGTGAAGCGACGGCTGCACCGTCGGGTTGGTCGGCTCGATATGGCATTCAGGTCCGCGGCGGATCAGGAGGAAACTGGTCTACAGCAGCAATGTTCTTCGATGTGAACGCATCGGTGAGCCGTGTCGTGATCAACGCAGATCAGTTCGTTGTGACGAATGGCACGAATAGTCAGGCTCCAATGACCTTCATCGGCGGTGCATTGGCCCTTCAGGTCGCCAATATCGGTGACGTGACGGCGGGCATTCTTCGGTCGCCTGACAATCAGGTCGTGTTCAACCTTGCAGCGAAGACGCTGATCTTCAGTGACAATACGTGAGGACCGATGGCCCAGCGCATTTATCTGAGTGGCAATCCTCCCCGGCTTATCACGAGTAAACCGGGGCAGAATGCATCACCTTCATTGCCGGATGCACAAAAGACGTTCGACAGTGACTGGTTTTATGGTGGCGGGATCAAGTTCCAGCTCACGGCGAACTCCCTGACGGATACAAAGGTGAACTTCCCGTATGCGTTGAACTACATCCCATCGGTCGTTGCATTAATGATCGTGGATATGGACAAGCAGCAAATGAGCGGCATGTGGGGCGGGATTTCTTCAATTCCCCCGCCACCATCGAATGCCAAGGGAATATTCCTGCTCACCGGTCGGTACGATATCAGCACATCATCCATCTATGGTCTGTCATTGGAGACGAACCCTTCGTTCAACTACATTCACCGCTTCTGGGTTTTTGAAGGATGACAAATCGCATCTTCATGGGGCAGCTTGGTTCACGAATGCTGTTTCGCATTTCGCCTCCGGGCTATAGCGCAACCAGTCTTGCTGACCCCGCCATTGTCTCATCCGACAACGATTATCTGAAGGTTCACCAAAGAGGCGCGCCCGCCGGTGACGTGATGATAAACAATGGGAGCGGTGGGGCTGGCGGTCGATACGACTACATTCTGAAGGTTGATTTCCCAGATTTGGGATACATTCCTTTGGTGTTCTTTACTGTCTGCATCGACAGCGAGGGAGGACTTAACAACCGCGTGATATTCCCGAATGATACATCTGCTGCCACGGATCGATATCCTGTCGATGTGAAATGCGCCGTTTCGACTAACGGAATATGGTGGCGATGCACCGGGTATACCTTTTCCCAGACGCTGAAAATCAAGTACATCGTGTTCAAGAACAGGCTGTTGTGATGGCTCGGAGGATCATTCTCAGTCCGGCGGGGCTTCAGATATCCAAGCCGGGGTATGACGCCGCTGTGGCTTCACCGGAAAACATGGCGCTCTATCCAGGAATGGAGCCAATGCGGCCCGCCTATTCAGGAATAGTGACATTCGGCGGGGCTGGCAGTCAGGACTTCTCCATACCAAACCCCACAGGTGCAATCCCTTATGTGGTGTTGCGAGGCTCTGACGGGGTGCAGGCTAACCGAGGAACCTACTGCGCCGAGATGTGGGAGCCTTACACCGTCTGTCGCGTTCGCAATATCGACGGCAGAGCGCGAACAGTCCGCTTCTTCGTACTCATTTAATTCAGGAAAACCGACATGACCGAAACGACGGTGAATGAACCGGCGAAGCCTACGCACGTGCAAATCGATCCGATGGCGGCGGCTGGTGAATATGCGGCTCTCAATGCCTATTACCGAGATAGAAACTTGGTTTTGGCTAACGAACTGGCTGTTCAGCGTAGTCACAGTGCCATGCTGGAAGCCCAGATAGAGAACCTGCGCACAGAGCTAGAGCAGCGCAACAAAGACCTTGAAGCCGCTCAAAAGACCAAGAGGAGCGCGTAATGGCTATTCGCCCCGATTATGTGACTGGCAGTCTGACCTTGACATCTGGCAGCCCAAATTTCACCACCTCCGGCAGCGCTCTGCAAGCCGCTGCGGTGCAGGCCGGTGACGAAATCATTACCCGATCCGGCAACGTGCTTATCATCGCCTCGATCACGGGCCAGAACTCCGGCACACTGATGCAGCCTTGCCCTGCATCGGCGGCGGGTGCTGGGCAGCCATTGCGTATCCGCTTCCAGCCAGACGGAAGCCGGTATCAAGGCGCGGCTCGTGATCTGATTGAGAAGTTGGCAAGCGGGAACCTGGAAGCTTTAGCCGGACTGACAAGCGCCGCCGATACAATGGCGTATTTTACGGGCGCGGGAACGGCAGGACTTACGGGTTTGACAGCCTTCGCCCGCACGATCCTTGGTCGGGCGACAGGCGCGCAAATCTATGGCGACCTGGGGGAGGTTCCTAACGGGCAATTTCCAACACGGTTGCAGTCAGGCGCTGGATCAGCACTGGCAAGCACCCGTGACGCTCGCGAGTTCGGTGTGTTTTATGCCAATACTTCAACGACAAACAGGCCGTCTGGGTCTGGTGTTGGACTTGTTTTTGCAGTACCCCAAACATCAACCTATCTACGACAGTTCTATTATGAGCGAGATACCAATCGAGCATGGACCTGCAACTGTGTGAATGGTGTCTTTTCTGTATGGGTAGAGATGCCAAGCGATATTTCCGCACTGCAAGTTAATCTTGAAAATACGAGCGCGGTTGAACTAGGCAGAGGGCTCTCTGGCGATAGGGCGGCTTTTGTTGACTTTCACGCTGAAGGTGCGCCCGGAGCTGTTGACAGAAGTGCGCGAATAGTTCGTAACGCCGGAACGAACGGCACTTTCCAGTTGTCTAACAATGGTTCCGGACCTATCTCGCTATCTGCGGCGGCTGGCGTTACGATACCGACTGGCCCGCTAACTAGCCAGTGGGCTTATGACAACACCACCGCTTCAGCAGCAAACGTCTATCTGACTTCCTCCGCCGCTTTCGCTCGGTCTACCTCTTCTGGCCAGTTCAAGACTGACGTTGAAGATTTGGACAGTGAACACCGTGATCTGATCATGGAATTGCGACCAGTCTGGTATCGTTCGCTTTGTACGCTCGATAACCCAGAATGGAGCTATTACGGTCTTATTGCCGAAGAAGTCGCGGAAGTCGATCCTCGTCTTGTTCATTGGCAGACTTCCGAGACCATTTATGATGAAAAACGGTCAACGGTCTCGGTGGATGAACTGGTTCTCAACGAAGAAACCGGAGAGGAAACAATTGAGAACCGCGAGATTGAGATTGTAGAGCGGGTTCCACGTGAGGTGAAACTCGATGAGCCAAGGGCGGTCGGCGTCATGTATGACCGGCTAGTACCTCACCTGATTGCGAAAATTCAGGAACTTACCGCCAGATTGGAAGCATTGGAAAATCGTTCATAACACCTTCCGCTCAGATCGTGAGCTTTGGCCGCTGCTAGAGACGATGGCGACTGAGCTGTTCGGGGACGAGAGGGCGGCTGAGCTCCTGTTCCCGGCCTAACCGTTACTGAAGACTTGACGATCCGCACCGCCTTTAGGGTGGTTTTTTTAACGCCGGTTTCCGTTCCCGTCATAATAGAAGAAAACTGTTATAACGATGGCGGCAGCTAGCGCCATTAACGCCCACAATATCCATTCGATGTGATCGTAAATGAATGAGCCATTGGCACCTCCTTAAGGGCCAACCCAAGAGGAGTGAGAATGTTCATTCAAATGGAAAGCCCCGGCAAGGTTTCATTAACCGGGGCAGGCGCCTTGGGAAATCAAGCTGAAAGCGACGATAAGCGCCCAGTCTCACATTAAAGGCGCGATTGTTAACATTTTAATTCGTGCCCCCAAAAAAAACCTCGGTGCTGGGAAGGTCGCTACCGAGGTCGCGCTGTAAGGGAGGGTAACTTCAGCAGCGCTAATCGATCATCTCACAAAGTAAGGAAAACACAATGGCCAAGGGAACCTTTGCCAAAGCGATGCCACATGTCTTCTCGGAAGAGGGCGGGTACGTCGATCATCCGAAAGACCCCGGCGGTGCAACGAATATGGGCATCACGCTCGCTACGCTGTCAGCCTGGGAAGGGCGTCGTGTCTCGAAAGCCGAAGTGAAGGCGCTGACCAAAGCCAAGGCGACGGATATCTACCGGGAGAATTACTGGAATAAGGTTTCCGGTGATGATCTGCCTGCCGGTGTGGATTATGCCACGCTGGATTTTGCTATCCACTCTGGTCCAGCCCGCGCCGTCAAGATGCTCCAGAAAGTCGTCGGCGTCGATCAGGACGGCGTAATCGGAGCAAAGACGCTCGCTGCCGTTCGCAAGATCGCCGCCGACCGGATCATCAACGAACTGTGCGATGCGCGTCTGGCATGGCTGAAAGGCCTCGGCACGTTCTCGACGTTCGGCAAAGGCTGGACTTCGCGTGTCTCGCGGGTTCGGTCTCGCGCTCTGGCTTTCTCACGAGATACCGCGCCTTCTCCTTCTCCGGCACCACAGGTTCCGACAGGCAAGGCCGTACAGTCGGATACGTCCTTGAAAGAAGTGCTGAAGAAACCCGAAGCTTGGGGGCCGCTTGGCGGGCTGATTACCGGCGTCGGTGCAATGGCTGACGGTTCCGGCCCGATGCAGTGGGCGCTGGCTGTCGCAATGGTCGCGCTTGTCGGGGTCGGTCTGTACTTCTTCATCCAGCGGGTGAGGAAAGAGGCATGATCTGGGCGATCATTCCTTCATGGCTGAAATACTCGCTCGCTGCCGTTCTGGCGGCGTTTCTGCTTGTGGCGGCTGGATATCTCACCGGAAAGCGTGAAGGCCGTCAGCAAGCCGTTTCTGAGCAATTGCGCGAAACCGTCAAAGCCGAAAAGGAAAGGGGCAAGGACGATGAAAAATTACGCGGGCTTACGGATTTTGATTTTTGTGTTCTTGCCCTTCGTCGTCGCGGGTTGTCAGTCGACCAGTGCGACGAGCTGCGCGGGGTGGAGACAGAATAACCTATCGCCTGCCGGTCTGGTCGCGCTGACCAAAGTGGACCGGCCAGCAGCGGAACGGGTTGAAGGCAACGATGAAAACGGAAAACGGCGGGGCTGCTGGAAGTGATGGACATGCCGGACAATGAAACCGATCTTCGCGCCCGCGTCGTGGGGCTGGAACATGCGGCGCAAACGAGTAATCAGAGATTGACGACACTGGAAGCTTGGCAGCGCCAGAGAGACATAGACAGCGCTCGCCATGATGAAAAGTGGGTGGCGATGGATGCGCGGATCGATACGCGATTCTCCGGGTTGGAAAGCTCGGTCAAAAGCATCCAGTCAACGCTTTCCAGGATCATGTGGATTGTGATCAGTGGTATCGGAACAGCGTTTGTAGTATTCGTTATCAGCGGTGGGCTGAAATTAATTTGAGACATGTCTAGAAAAGCCCCTATACGAGAACCGCGCACGGAAGTAGGGACGGCATCATAAGCCATTATCTCAAATATTGCCTATCTACGAAAAGAACGTTTTCGCGATGAGCCTCCGCATGACCGTCTAAGTATATTGGAAAGCTTTGACCAATCCTCTGAGGGTGATGACATCTGTTTGTGAGCGTCTTCAATATCGCGCTGCGTAGCAACAGCATGTTTCGCCACGCTAAAGTTAGTGTTCGGAATGGTAAGGCCGATATTCTCTTCATGGTTATTCATTTTAATCTCTCTTTTGTGTTGGCTCCCTCGCCGAGCAATAAAAAAGGTCGGGCGAATGCCCGACCCTAAAGTCAACTTCTTTCTTTTGTGCCAGTACATCCGTGGTCACGAGAAAGAAGAAACTTCATTCAAGCCGCCTGCAAATTACAAACGGACATTTTCCCCGACTTGCGATCCTGTTCCAGATCATAAGTCAGTTTCTGGCCTTCATTGAGCGTATGCATACCCGCTCGCTCAACAGCGGAGATGTGAACAAACGCATCCAAACCGCCGTTTTCAGGCTGGATAAAGCCAAAGCCTTTTGCTGCATTAAACCATTTAACTGTGCCGGTGTTCATTTGAACCCCTTTCATAGTATATTAAAAACCGCGTTTAGAAAAACGCAGAGACGAAACGATTTTTAAAAGGGAGTTTTCGTTCATCGCACGGTGCTAATCGCGCAGCAAGCAAAGCTCAGCAAGAAAATATCGATAATTGTCTTTTAGATGGTTAAATAAAAATTGTCAAACGATTAATAAATTATGGGGCAATAAAGTGGAGAAAGCTTCTTAACTCGCTTAATATTTCCATTGTTTTTACAGTGAAATAACGATTTCAAAAATTATTATTTGAGAGGCCCAGTTTGGGCCCTCTCGAGGATAATTTTTAAGCCGTGCCATAGGCGGACGACACTTCCGTTTGTGGACCTGGGTCTGTTTGAATGTCGCCCATTACTCCATCCATAAAACTCTTCAGAATTAACGCTGACTCATTATAATGGGGTCCCGGCAGGGGTTTCATCCTGGACGTGAGATAGCCAGCCTTAATAATCATCTGCTTCAGAATGCGATGGTTTGAGTGAAAATCGCCATTATAGATATTGGAAGACATCGCGTCCTCCTTTCAAATTGCGGGCAAGGGCCATTTGACCCGTGTCAGGAGCGCCCGTATTCAATCAAAACACTGACAATTAAGGGTGGACTGTTTGTGATTTGATAGCAAGAGAACAATTAAGGTCACTTAAGGGCAGGTTGTATTTTTAAAGAGTGGACTTTCATTATATTGTTCTGGAGAAGTTTAACTATTATCAAGATGAATCCTTTTTCTCTGCCTGCTCCAGTCGTGCAAGTAGCTCTGAAAACTGCTCCTCTCTCTCATCTGAAAAATCCTTTGTCAGGCGAGCTTTTAAAGATTGGGCTATTGCTTCGGCGGACTGGAGGGTTCTTGGTATCCCGCGAGGTGCTAGCCGTGCATCATTATGGTGGTTCTTGAGTTCTGTCATAGCCTCGGCCTTTTTGGGTTTCGGCTTAACAGTCAGGCAGCGTTTTTGTTCCGCGCAAAAAGATAGTGGAACATATACTGCAAATTTGCGCCCGACAGATTTGAAAACCCGTCGGGCTGGGCCGTGCTAGCCTCACGCTATGGTTCAGAGCGTCACGGATAGCCTGAACGATCTCAGTGCCACTGGCAGGGCCGGATTGTCAGTCCGGCAGGTTGGCGGCTTTGATAAGGGATTCGCGGGCGGTGCTCGGCAATCCTTCAAGATCGGCCAGGCAAGCTTGCAAGGCTTCTTCGTATTCCTTGCCGTGCGCTGCTTCCGGCCAGTCGTTAAGCAGGCATATGAAGCACTTAAAACTGGCAAGGACCGTTCCTTTTAACTATAAGGCCAGTCGATTCCGCGTTTGGCGAAAGTGTCGAGACCAAATCAACTCTAAGAGGCTGGAATGAACAATCGCTACGGAACCCTCGCTTCCTGGGTCTATGATCTGGATAAACCGGTCGGGCGTTCTTTCGGAGATGTAGAATATTATCAGCAACGTCTTAGAGAATCCGAAGGTCCGATCCTAGAGCCTGCTGTCGGCAACGGCCGTGTCCTTGTGCCGTTGCTCGAGGCGGGTTTCTCGGTAGAGGGTTTCGATGCATCTAACGAGATGCTTGGTTATTGCCAAGAGGAATGCAGGAAGCGCAATCTTTCCGCGAATTTGATACGAGAGACATTCGAAGGTTTCTCCTATGGCAAAGGCTTTGCAGCCATCATCGTCCCAGCTGGTTCATTTCAGTTGGTGACTGATACGAGATCTGCGACCGCTGTGCTGAGGCGGTTTTATGATCATCTGGTTCCCGGCGCGAAATTGATCATGGACCTCGATCCCATCGGGAGTTTCCTTGGCCCGACCGGTTCGGTACGGCGTTGGACTACAGAAGACGGCGATCTGCTCACGCTCACAGATCATCGGGTCGAAACCGACTATGTTGCGCAGACCACACTCAGCCATCTCCGCTATGAACAATGGCGGGATGGAAACCTTGTGAAATCTGAGATTGATTTGTTCAAGTTGCGGTGGTGGGGTGTCGAAGAATTCTTGATGGCGCTCCAACGTGCGGGTTTTGTGGATGTCGTGGTGTCTGGTAACTACCAGCATGGAAGAGCACCGCACAATGGCGACGAGATCATCAGCTTCGAGGCGCGGCGTCCCAGTTAAGCCGAGATGGAGCTTCTCGGCTGTGGGGCTTGAATGCCCACATGAATGGCCGATCAAATTCCAGCTGCTTCCTACGCCACAACTCTTCAAACATCCTTTTCACAAGGGTGACGACTTCTTCCCTGTTCTCACAGACGCCGCAGGGCAGAGCCTGAGAGGGGCTTCGGGTGCAGACCAGTGCCCATTTCCAAGTTCCCGCGTCGGGGCCGAAATCGCTTCTCAGGATGCGACAGAAATCGCCCCAGTCCGTATAGGCAATGAAGTCTCCGGGGCGCGTCTGTCCGCCGATGACCGTTCGTTCCCATTTCAGCTGCATCATTTGTCTGGCAGTCCGTAGCTGATGAAGTTGCCCGCTCTGTTGCCGCATTTGCTGCAAACCAGTCGTGGCTCGATCTCTTCGAGCGTAACCCACTCTCCGAAGCGCGCAGCCATAAGCGGAGCGGACTTTTCCAGATAGTGACGGCAATTGGCACAGCTAAAGCGCACCACGTTTCGCGGGCGCAGTTCTCGCAGTACCGTTCGCATTTCACTTCACGAAGATTGTCGGCTTCCAGCCACGCGCAAAGCCCATCGACATAGCCAGACTGGCACACTCGATTTCCTTGACGAGAAAATCCCGATCCTTAAGCAGTGATTCTATCGCAGCCCGCGCATCACCTTTGTGGTAGGCGAGAACCAATTCAATTTCGTCGTCGTATTCATTTCCCTGCGCAACCGCATTCAT